GTACCATATACGTACCAACTTTTTTTTTGTTTTTTTCTTATGCAGTTCTTAATTGTAAAGTTAGAGCGCAGTACGTTTTAGCTTGAGCTTTAAGGTGAGTTCAATATTAAATTAATATGAGTACAGAAAACCTACAAAGCGGTACGCAAAACGTACCAAGTAAACTTTGGATCAGAAATAAGAATAATAAATTTGTGGTTCAAAAAATAATTGAAGGCAAGCAAGTACAAATTGCTAGCTTTCCTACTAGAGCCTTAGCTAAAAAGTACGTAGATAACTACAAGGTTGCTTATGCTATGGCAAAGGTCGTTGACAAAGAATACAGTTTTCACGAACTGTTTGAAAAGTTTGCAACGATTAAAAAAGAAGGCGGACGTAATATTAAAAGCTGCGTGACTATATCAGCAGGTAATAGATATATGTCTCACTTTAAAAATTATATTCAACCTAACTTTAAAGATTGCGCCGTTCACGAAATAGGCGGACGTAAGATCCAAGAGTTCGTTGATAAATTTTTAGGTACAGGTGATAGTTATAAACCTGAGCTTTTCAAAACAACTAACCTTGTATTGGCAAACCTAAGAAGATTTTTTAAGTGGTGTATTAAAGAACAATACCACTCAAACTTTCAATCAGCTTTGCTATACCGAATACCTAGAGAACAAGAGCCTAGAGATACTTTAATGAGAGATCCTGTAGTTGCTACAGTTATTAATCCTAAAGATGCTGCTAAGCTTTTAGAGTTTGTTTGGGAGCATAGGAACGATAGCATACACGCAGGTTATGCTTGTATGATTTTCTATATCTTATTTTATTTTGGATTTAGAAGATCCGAAATATTAGGATTAAAGAAAAGCCAAGTTAATCTTACAGACAACTACGTTTATGTAGGTGGTAAGTTTGATGTTGAGCATTGGACCTATAGCACTGAAACTAAAAACACAGGATCTAAACGTAAAGTTTATTTCAATCCTAATGGTGATGCTAAAGCTAAGCTAGAATGGATGTTATCTTTTTCAAACAAGATAAGACCAGATAGTGATTTCCTTATAGCAGCGACTAGAGGATCAGCTCCTTTATCACCGTTTATGTTTCGTAAGATTGTTTATGCAACATACGAGTTCTTAGGTTTGGCAAAGATTAAATGGAATAATGATAAGAACAGTAAGAAGTTCACTATCATTTCTTGTCCGTTTAAAGGATGTATGTCTAAGACTTGGAGGCATTTAAAAGCAGCGCAGCTAATTAAGAATAGAGCGAGGCTGGAGCTATCTGAGAACTACATCAAATCAGTTATGGGACACGACGATTACAATACCACTCGAGGTATTTACGGCGACCACGATTTGTTTGAAGTAGAGGAACATCAAGAACTTGCTACGAAGATTGAGCAGTTCAGAAACCAACCAATCAAATTATTAAATTAAAATTAAAAGGTAATATGGCGCAGCTCCTATCTAACTGCGCCTGTTGCCTTACATCTATAGCCGATAGAAAGATAGCCAGCACTGAGAAACTATAGACAAAGGACTTTTTAAGAAAGTCTCAGGTGGCATTCTGTAATTCATTCAAATTTTTTTCTTATTCTTTTAGGCAGCAGGTAAGCTATTTGTTTTAACAAAGCATATCCAAGCATACATAAAATTATAAATATAAAATTATAGAATGGTATAATCCAAATTATATGTTCTCTAATAAAGTTCATTAGAAACCTTTACTTAAACACCATAAAATAAAAATCCAAAAATAAATTTTTAAGTACGTGTTTGAATTGTAGATGTTAGTATATCTTCTTCTCATTTTTTCCTTTCCGTTTTAGATCAGCAATTATTTTTCGTTGATCGTTTATTACTATTTTTAATTGGTCCACTTCTACTTTGTAGAGTTGAACATCTTTATCTAAAGACGCATTGTCTTTATAAAGCTCGTCTCTTTCCTCAGTGATTACTTTTAATTCATCCTTAAGGCAGCTTATGTTATGTGCCAGCATACCTTTTGAAATATCCTTTAAGCTTTCTTCGCTTGGAATATTTTTTTCAGTTGCCTCTTCAATCCAATTTTTCTTTTGTATAATTTCTTTAATGTATGGATCACTCATCTTTTATTTCCTCCAATTGATCCTGAATTGTTAGATCGTAGTTGCTTGCAGGATCTTCAATCAATGCGATTTCTTTTTTTGTTTCTTTAATAATTTCTTTTACGTGGTCCTTAGCTTGTTCAAGAACTGTAGTTAGATTAGGATAGTTGGAAGGATATACTCCATAGATATACAAATCATTTATAGCTGCAGCTACTCTTGATAGACCTTGATACCTTTTTTTTATTCTTTGAATTTTGCTATCAAAAGGAATGTTGTAAGGTACATTATTATTACTTGTCATATTCTTTCCTCCACTTAGTATTCTCAATTTTAAAATCAGTGACTTCTACAGACCTAGTCTCTGGTTCATTCTCTTCACTAGCTGCTGCCTCTTCATCAATAAAAGTTTCTTTAATTATAACCATAGCCTCACCTGTAATTGTCTTAATAATCTTTGCCATCGAAAGCCTCTAAGAATTTTTCTTCCTGCGGTGTAAGCTCACGACCTTTAATTTTATCTTGATACAAATCTGTATGTAGCTGGTCGTCTAATTCTTTCTCGTAGTAATAAACATTAAAGAAGTCTTTAGGTTTAATACTTCCTTTATTAAAAAATTTAGTTTCGTGTATTGCTCTCATCTTCTTGATGTAATCAGGATCAAAGAAAGCCTCCATTGGTACGTTAAAATATTTAGCAGCTTTCCATAGTCTAAAGGCAGTCATAGAATTTCGACCATCTTCATACTTTTGGACCTGCTGAAATCTTACGCCACCAATAACATCACCAAGTTTAGTTTGATTTTTACCTGCCAACTGTCTGATAAATCTTAAGTTAGCTCCTACGATTTTATTTATTTCTAAGTTATCTTCTGACTTAATTCTTTTTCGATCCATAATTTACCTCAAAGTTTTTTAATTGTTGTTTCATTTGTTCAACAGGTAAGTTCCTTGATCGTTCCAATGTTTGTTGGAAACAATCAGGTGACATTTCCTGATATAGTGTGCTGCTCATTTGCAGATAAAATTTATTTTGATCTTGATTTTTTTTGACAAACCAATTGCCACCTAAGCTACAGTGTGGTGATGCTTGTAGTTCAGTTTGATTTATTGAATGTCTGTGTATTCTAGTTCTTTTCATAAAGTTAAATCCTCCTCAGATTGTTTTCGTAATAGATAGGTTGCAAGTACCGACGCCACTTTTGGTGCGGTCTGCTCATTTGCGAACTTTAGTGTCTCGCCAAAACTTGATAATATTTGTAGCTCTTCATCATCAAACAATAACATTTCCCACATAGGCTGCTGCATCTTCCACTCAATAGATTTCATAAGCTTTCTTAATCTGATCTCAGCATCTATTAGTTTCTTATTCTCAACTGCTTTGTTGAAAGGTATGACGTTATTCTGATTTCTGCTTTTCCAACTCATCTAAATAAATCTTGTAAAATTTTTTGTAATGTCTGCCGTATGTGTCGTAGCCGCAAAATTCCATTTCAAGTTTAAACTCATAAAGAGACATCCTCTTTTGTTTTTGTTGGAAAGTAGCTATCGACCAATTCCGAGACATCTTCTCTGTGAATTTCATCTGCTTGCACTAGGTAATTGATAGCATCAATGTAGCTATCGTATTTATATTCTGTATTTGCTCTTATGATTTTTGCGATCGCATACATTAAACATACTTGATGCGGTCTAATTTTTTTTCCTACGAGTAAGGTCCAAGCATCTGCAATCTTTTGCATCTTTGTATTGAATGGACCGTACTCTTCGGATTTTGTTTTCCGTAAAGCTTTTAATTCTCGACTAAGCTTTTCGATTTGCATTTACTTTAAACTCCTCGAAACCTTTTTGAATATAAAACTCTACAGTCTTTGACATACTGATAGGCAGCTCAAACTTTTTTTGCGATAGTTCTTCAAGCAGTTTGTATGTCTTGATGTTAATCGCTACAGATTTGAACTTGTCAGGATTCATAATTACGCCTCCAACTCTGCAGGATTAAAGTCAGTAGGTGAGCCAGCACTTGCTGCATCATCCATTGCCTCTACTCTGTGGAAGTAATAATACTCCTGACCTTCCATTAGTTTGCCACCACCTTTAGCTTGAGCTTTGTAAGCACCAAACCTAAAAGGTTTTCCGTTTATCATTATGCTGCCTTTTAAATCGTAGCTCGATGGCTTTGCTTTATTAGAGACAGGTATTGCTAGACCTAATTGAGGTCGTTCTTTTTTTTGATCGTTATCAACCATTATTGTATTACTCCTTTTTGTTTGAGTTGATTTTTAATTGTAGTGAATTGCTCCATAAAACCTTGATAGGTGATTGGATTTTTTCCTTTAAGATCACCGAGAAAAGTTTTGTAGTTAGTCAACCACTGTTGGTAGTTTCCAGCGTGAGAAATTGATTTTAAATCTTTTAATGCACTCTGTATTTTTTGGTCCTGCTGCTCAATTGCATTAGCGACCTCTTCTGCACTTGCGATATTATCATTTGTAATTCCGCAGAATGCTAACGCTCTTCCAACTGCTGATGTTTCAGCGTTTTCTAAAGCGCTCGTTTGATTTATTCTTGAGGCAGTTCTTTTTTCCTCAGCTAAGCCTGTTGCAACTACACTTCCTGATACTGAAATAGTTGCTTTAACAACAACAGTTTCTTTATCGATGGAAATAATATCTGTTTCAATCTTAGCTCTTGCTCCAAGATTTCTACGCAGCACTGCCAAACGATGAGCAACTGTTGCATAGTCTTTACCGTGAATGTTTATCATCTGACCTGTAGATGTTTTTTTAAAATCATCTATCGTAGTGATAAGATCATCAGGTATTATTTTATTAGCCATATTAGACCTCCTAAAATTATTATGATTAGTAAAAGCTCTATTGCTTTCTTTAATTTTTTTCTTACAAGCTTTTTGTGTAGCTGTTGTTGTTCAAATTCTTTTATTATTTGACGTTCCATAATTCTTTAACTCTTTTTAAATTTTCTTCACCAATACCGTGCCAACAATACGGATGCTCAAGCGCTGGATCTACTAAGCCAATTACATTTGTAATAATTTCTTCTGGTTCTAATTGTTCAAACTGCGATAATAGTTTTTCTCTTCTTTTAAAAACATTAATCATATTTTGAAAAAGGTTTTGCAAACCAGCTACAGTTAAATGAATACAATTGTTGCTATCAAAAATTTTGTATTCGTTTTTATTTAAGTAAACTAAATAGACAGGTACTGAGTAATTCCAATAAGCTGCATACATTGCACATTGGATTAAATGGTTATAGCTAGGTGTTGCTGGAGCGGACAAGGAAATAAAAGAACGCTCACCATTTTTCTTAATCTTGCCAACCTTACTCCACTGAGTTTTAAGCTCGAGTATGCCAGCAGGTTTAGGAGCGTCTATGATACCGTTCCTGTCGCCAACACCTCCAAAAGTAAAATCAGTTCTACCAACTACAGGTAATAACAAGGACGAAAATTCCTGCGTGATAGATATTTGTTGTTCGCAAGTGATAGGATAAGAAGTTGCAACACCTATCTTCTCTAGCGCTGAGAAACCGTGTTCGCATACATCAAAGATTTCATCTAAGTATTTATCTTTCTTAGCTTGGTCTTTGTCATCTGCTGGTATGTAATTTTTAAACTCTTGTAGTTCTTCAAATATTAATTCTTTTCTATCTCTGTTTTTATTTTTATTAGGAACAGGTGTTAATTTTTTTGTTGGTCCAAACTTCCAAATCGTATCTGCTAAATGATTTTGTAAAACATTATTTACACAAACTCCTGCTTTCATTTGTGAGTTTGCAGGTAGCAATCTTCTTTCTTCTTGAGTAAGAACTAAATATTTATAAATCCAATTACCATCAGGTATTGCAAACTGAGTAGGTGAGAAGTGATTTATATTTAACTTCTTAGCAAAGAGCGGTAGCGCTAACTCGTTAAGTGGATCTTCTAATTTAATATTTTTTAACATTAAGACTGATATAATCATTCAGTCTTATATGTAAATCAGAAAAAGACTGTCAGTCTAAAGTAGATGTTTTGTTGGGTGCTTTAGTTTTGTTCGGTTGTTTCGGTTCTTTCGGTTTTTCGAAATCAATTACGTTAGATAAATCAGGTTCTTTTTTTCTCTTCTTTTTATAAGCATATAAAATGTTGCTATCTCGTTCGTTCCACTTCTTTAAATATTCAACAGGAAACCAACGTCTGCCTCTATAAATAATAAATTGGATCTTTGATACAGTTCTTGAGCTATCGTAAATGTAATATTGAAAAGTTGAGACTGCCATTTCAAGGTATGCTGCAGCATCCTTTTGATTATAACAATCCATACCTCTAATAATTTTTATCTTCACGCTCTTTTCTTAGCCTGTTGTTGTAAAGTTGATATTGCTTTATCTGTTTGGTGTTTCATTCGTTCTATGTTTTGCATTTCCTCATAGATCATACGAACATCATCGTCTCTTTTTACTGCACTAAATAAAAAAGATGTTCCTTTTTTCTTTTCCTCAGCTAATCTTTGTATAATGATTTCTAAATTTCTTTTTAATTTTTCTTGTTGATCTCTAAGCTGCAACATTTCAGCAGTAGCTTTTGCAGACCAAGCAAGCTTAGCCTCTTCTAATAATCTTTGTCCTCTGTATGCTTGTTCATTTATTCTAAATAATTGTTCAGCGTATTTATCTTTTTTAATTTGTTGAGGATTAACTATTGCAACAATTGGTGCAGCAAAAGTTGGTTGAACATTTTGAATAACAATATCTGAGCTTTGTGCAGTATCTTTTAAAGTTTCTTTTGCAAATGTATCAGGATTTAATAATCTAGTTTTACCTCTAAAGTTTTCTAAGATACCAATGAAATATCTTTGGCTTTGACCGTATCTAAATAACTCAAGATCGTTATCTTCGTTATCACCAATGATCGATAATCTTCCAATACAATCTTGTCTGACATCATTTGTTGCATAATAAAATAAAACCATTCCATCTAAAGCTGATCCTTCTGATCTAACTTTAACTGCTTTAAC